ATGAATAGATTTTTAATCGCACTTTTGGGCTTGCTTTTGATTGGTGGATGTAAGGCTACCGACTCATTGGCAGGAGATAACGACCCACATACCCAGTGGTGGAGTATTGATTTTCAAAGCCCCTCCTACATGGTCGGATGGGTTGAGAACAGCACCGTAGAGGATGTGAACGGAAGATTAATCAACAACCATAGTGGCGGATCATTAGGGACAAATACCCCAGAAGATGGCACGGAGTCAGCGAAGGGCTGGCACGGTGTTAGTGGGAACGTTATGCCTGTAACTGGTGCTGCATTGCCTAAGCGTATTTTTGTTCGCTGGCAATCGATTGTCGAACCAAAAACCTACAAAGTCTGGGTGGATATTCCTGAAAGCGCACGGGAAGTAATGCACGCATCCACGAGCAAGAGGTGTCCTGAGACGCCAGCGAAATCTGCACCATATGGGGCTTCATTAATCTTAGGCTTAGCTCCCGGTGGGGTTGTGCAGGTGTGGTCTAGAGATAGCTGCCAAAGGCCCGTTAAAGTTGCTCGAGCTCAAGCTGAAGTAGAGCCTTTGGGGCCAAGCCAAGGCAAAACAGAAGGCCGCTATGCCTATAAAATCAAAACCGAAATCCAACGTTATATTGATCGATACGGGATCCCGTACGGAAGCTGGTAGAACTGCCGTCGTATAAAAAAGTCCGCCAACTGGCGGACTTTTGCTATCCGGTAATGGGCTTAAGCTGGCCGGCCAATGCTGTCGCATTGGCGGAATAACCTGAAAAAGTCCCCGCGTTACTCGGTACAGGTGTTGGCCCGTGGGTATGGGATGCCAGTTGGGCGTTCATTTGCTCAACCAGATCGATCACGTCACACAGCACTTTCAAAACGTTGACCCCTTCCGATCCTAACCAGGTCTTCGGCGCCTGCAAGCGCTGGCTTTCTTCGGTCAGACTTTGGCGCATGCCCTTGATCCGCTCGATCATGTCCCCGCCAATCGCGGCGTTATGCTTCTGCCCGACCACCACATTCAGATCCCGTCCACTGGCCAGATGCATATCATCAACGCCGGCCAGACTGGCAGATCCTCCGGAAAGCAATTTCAGCGCGCCCAGGGCTTCTAAAGTTTTGGTGCCACCGACCGATTCCGTGCTGTGGTCGTCAATGTTGATCTGACTACTTTGATAACGCTCCTGGTTGTCCTGGGCGCTCACTTCGCGCTCGGTGGCCACGTCAGTGATCTTGGCGTCTGTTTGCCGCGTCCAGTTGCCTTCGGCGTCGGCGCGCTGCTGGACTGCCTCGCTGTGCTGCCACAGCTGGTCGCCCTTCGGCACGCTGGGCAGGCTCAGGCCGTGTGGCAGGATCTGTAAAATAAACGGCTTGTTGGGCATGCCGTAGGCAAAGCTCACCACAACCGTGGTGCCTTCCTGGGGAAAACCAAAAAATCCCGCTTGTTCACCGCCACCCGACGGCAGCGGCAAGGCCACGCCCAGCAGCAGCGGCAGATCCGGGTCAGGTTCGCCATCAGGGCTCAACACTTGCAGATCCACGGCATAACGCGGCCTGAAGTCGTCGCACAGCCCGGTGTCCGCCGGCGGATCCGCCACGGCCACCACGCTGGCGAAGCGCGGCAGGTGGTAATTGCCGGTGAGTTCCGGAAAGCGGCGCTCAACGATTCGGGTTACGGCCTTTTCCATTGCAGGGTCATCTCGGTGCCGGCGAAAGCCACATGGGTGACGCGCTCGCCCTGGTTAATCGTTGCACCAGGACGCAACCCGGGAAGGGCTGCCACCGTGGCGCTGTTGTTGCTCTGATAGTTGTTCAGCAGCTCGATGGGCAATTGCAGAGGCGAACGATTGCCCCAGAAGCTGTCGGCCCAACTGCCGGCGTACACCTCACCATCACCCTGCTGGTGCCAGACGAAGTCGGGAATGCTAAATACCTGGGCGAGGCTGTCCATGGTCTGGATGCCAGCGGCCAGGGAATAGAAATACGGCGCTTTGACCTTGGCGTAAGGAACGTCCGGTACCCGAAAGCGCAAACCGGTTTTCTGGCTGACCTCGAGCAGCACTTCGCGCATGGTCACATGACGCAACCCCATGGGCAGCGGCTGAGTCAGTACCGCCGCCACTTCACGACAAAACAACACCTGTTGCTGGCTGTTGGCAGGCGTGCAGCGCTCGACGTAGCCGACAAAATGACGCTGTAGCGGTTTGTCGTTGTAACCCAGATCCAGCGTGACAAGGCCGCGCAGGGTGTGGTCGGCCTTCACCACAAAGTTGGCTCGCCCTGGGCTGCGTAGATCGAGCCGCACGTCCTCGCTGACCAGGTCATAGGGCTGGCCATTGATCCTCAATACTTTATTGAGCTTCATTGCTCGGGCCCTATGTAGTCGTCCACCCGCTTGAGAACCGCTTCAAATCCGCTCAGTTCGGGCGCGCCAGGTGCTGCAGGCGCGCTTGGGTTTGCGCCGGTGCCGGCAACGGACGGATCCGCTACCACGGCGCCGGTGCCGCTTTGCTTTTGCACCGGGCTGGCGGGGCGGCGCGTCTCGACCCGCTCAGGGTTTGAGAGCTGTTCGGTGAGGGTGAACTGCACGCGCCAGGCTGAAAGTGTGTCGTCTTCGCGGGCGGTGAAAGTGTCGCTGAATTGCACCTGGCGCACGCCGAAAGCCTCGGCGGTGTCGTTGACCATTCGATAGATTTTGAGCTGGCCACCGGCGCCGGTGGCTTCGGCCAGACTCATCAAGGCAGTTAGGTGCGCGCTGTCGCGGTAAGCAATCATCAGCGACACCGTCAGCGCTTTGGGTTTAAACCCTGTGTGTGCGCTGTTGGTGTTGCTGGTCTGCCCCGACAGATCGTCACTGCCAATGCGAAGGTTTGCGGTCACCTTGAGAAACTTTCCGTTTACCTTCTTGCCATCCAATAACAGCGTCATAGGCCCACCAGTTCCTGGACAAAACTCAGTCCGGTAGGTGAACCCGTCAACATGACGCCGGCACACAGCACCCATTCATGCCCAGGCGCTGCCTCTGCCAACAATTGCCGGCGCAGATCCGCGCCGTTACCGGGGCCAATCTGACGCACGACCATCGACAGTTCCGGACTCGGGTTGGCGAACTGGTCTTTCAAGGCGTTGAGTTGTGAGTCGCGGGCGGCGCTCTGTGCACCTTTGCGCTGCACCAGGGCTTGCAGATCCGCCATGGGCGAACTGTCGGCGGCGTAACCTTCCAGCACGGCCAATTGCCCGGACAACGCTTGCTGTGTGGCCTTGGTGATGGTGCAACGATCGAGCGGCAACTGGCCCCAGCTCGGCCCGGTGCCGGCACTTGGCAAAATCCACTTTTCCGACTCCAGCCGCGACAGATGGCGGGCGCGTTTTTCGGTGCGCAGAAGATCCGGTACCGGCAACAGCGCATTGAAGCGCGCCAAGCTGTTGGCCAACTGCTCAAAACCCGTCGAAAGAAACAGAATGACCAGTGCGTGTTGGTCGCTGGCCGTTGCCGCGCCGCCATCGAGCAACTTGTCGCCCAGCAGTTGCACCAGGTTGGGCGCAGACAGAAAGCGTTGATAACCACGGCCCTGACCGACGCCCGGTTGAAACGGTGTCACGACTAGACACGCCGGCACTTCGCCAAGCTGGCCCGCCAATGCGGCGCGGCCCGCCTCAACGGCAGCCTTGGCGACGTTGCCGACTGGCCCCGGCGCTGTGCTGGCCAACCCGCTCAAACCCGCCAGACGGCTACCAGTGCTGGCCAGCTCGGTCGCGGCCAGTTGCTTAGCGGCATCAAGGCCGCTCGTCCACTGCATGGCCTGCGCTGGCCAGCGCAGGGTGACCGGTGTCCAGGTCATTGCGGCGCATGCCATTCAATGGCTTTCATCGCGGCCAGATCCTTGTCGGCCAGCGCCTGATTCAGCGCCTTTTTCAGGGCGTCGGCCAGTTGCACGGCTTTCTGTTTGAATACCACCAGGTGCAAGCCGAGCTGCAGCAGTTGGGCGGCGCTGTGTTCCCGAAAGATTTTTTCGGGCGCCTCTTCGGCCAGGTCAAAACAAGGCCACGGTGACGGCAAACCACTCATAACCACGCCGGTGAGATTGACCTGGTCTTCCAGCGTGCTTTGGTAGCGGTGCGGCTCGCCTAGGGCGTTGGAGGTGAATCCGGACACGATCAGATCCGCACACCCGGTGTTTACGGCGTTCGTTTTGGCTGCGTGGATTTTGGCCAGTTGAGCGTTCAGGTCATCGACCCAACGGCCATTTTTCCACACCTGGTCTGGCCCCGGCCGCAGGGTGGTGTAGCCGTCCGGAATTGCTCCCGTCCCGGTCAGCGTCAGCGGCTCGCAGGTGGTCATGCTGTAAACAACCAGCCCCTCGAAATAGTCCACCAGTTGCCACGCTTTGCCGTTCCAGCACGCCGCTTTGAGTTCGGGAATGTGCACCGGTGGCGGCGATTCAACACAGCCTGCGGGAATCATAAAAACCCCCGGTTCCAGTGGCGACTCGTCAGCCTCTGCCGGGCCCACATACAGGCCCTGGGGATTGGTCTGGTAAACGGTTTTTGTGGTCATGGGTTTTGTCCTTTGCTCGCCGGTGCCGGCAATCAGTATTTGATGCAGACCAGAAAGGCCACGTTCAAGGGGCGTGCTTCATTCCCCCCTTCGGCCCCGATGTAAATGGTGTGGGCGTGGGCGCCGTTGGCGTCGATACGCAGGCCGTGGGTGTGATTACCGTCACCGGCGATGTTCACCACGTGAGCGTGATCTCCCGAGCCTGAGCCGAATTCGCGCCAATAGGCCCCGCCAGAGCTGGATCCCATGACAGACCCAGCGGTGTTACCGCCGACCGCAATACCGTTGCCCCCCATCAATACTTGGGGCGCAAAGGCTCCCGCCCCCCCTGTCGATGCGCCGTGCCCGTGCCAGCCGCCGACGTCAATGCCGCCGCCGTGGCCGTGATAGCCATCCGCCGAACTGGATGCAGCGTGCACATGTGTAAGGTTCTGGCTGCCTTGTTCGCTGCCTAGGGCGCGCCATGCATCGACGCTGCTGCCGTCGCTCAAGCCGCGGATAAACTTGCCGCGCATGTCCTTCACGTTGAAAGTATTGACCCCGTCGCCTGCGCCGTAGCGCGTACCAATGATCGAGAACAAACGCGCATAGCTTGTGCGTGAGATAGCCGCGCCGTTGCACTTGATCCAGCCAGGCGGTGCGTTCGGCATGTCAAAAGTGGCGACCATGCCGGTCATGGAATCAGCCACGGACTGCTGCAGGCGGTTCAGCGCGGCGGTTGAGGCGATAATGGCGCTACTGTTCGTCGCGGGGTCATCGCTGATGGCGTTCGGCACATTGCCAAGATCAACGTCTTCTTTGGTCGTGGCGCGAGCGCGCAGGTGTTCGTAGTCACCGTCACGTGCTGCCCAGTAATCGACAAGCGCTTCCGGAAAGGGCTCAATCAGCCGCAAATCCACGATGTTTGATGAGGATTTGAATTCGGCCAGCACCACGCAGTAGTGGTCAACACCGGCGCCGTCGGTGTAGTCGGCCCAGTCACCGAATCCTACTTTCCAAGTGGCCACACGGTCATTGCCATGACGCTGCAGACTGACGTCAATCCAGACCATGCCCACGGGAATAACCCCCGGTACGGCCAGCGGTTCGATTAGCTCCACGCGCACGCCTTCGATGTAGGCAATGCCGGGGTGCAGTTGATAGCCGCTGCCGTTCTTTTCGAAGCGTAAGCCGTCGCTGAAAAAGCGGCGACGCCCGTACAGGCTGCGATTGCTTTGGCGCTCGCGCTCATCGATCCCGGCCAGACGCACCGTAAAATCATGCTGCCAGGTGTTGGCATCAATGGTGATGGCGGTCAGCGCCTTGGCGCCGTCGAACATCACCAGGAAGTTGCGGGTGACGTTGTTGCCGATCTGTTGCGGCGGCATGTTGCGGCGCTTCTGTTGCACCGGCACGTAAGCCACCGACAGCAGCACGTTTTCTTCGGTCTCAAGGCCGATCCAGTTCCAGTCAAAATCGCCCTGGTCACTGCCCATCATCAGGCTGTAAACCACTTCGTTAGGATTCACAAAACCTTTCTGCGTGTATTCCTGCGTATGGACAACTTGCCCCGCCGGCGGCTTCAAACCGTCGCGATCCACCGGCGCATTCGGATCAAGGTCCGGCACCAGGGCGAGAACAAAACGCACCACGTTGAGGACTTCGCCGGCGGCGAGTTTCTGGGCGATCAGGCTTTCGCCGGCTTTGGTAATGGTTGCGGCCACGAAAGCCTCCTAGAGCGTGGCGATCAGCGTTTGCTGGTCGTCGTTAAAGTCAGCCACCGCGACCAACAGAGTCACAGGGGTCAGGGTTACAAAGTCATACCGGCGGCACGTGCGTCCGTACTGCTGGACAATCACGCGCAACAGCTCGGGGTTGTTGGCCAGCTGTGAATCGGAAAGTTTGAGTAGCACCACGTCCCAATCACGATCCGGTAGGCGCTCCTCGATCTCGACATAGCCGACGCCCAGGCGCACCAGAATGCGCATCAGGCCAGCGGTTGAACCGGCATCCACCGAGTTGATGAAGGCAAACTTCACGCGCAGGCGGAACAGGTTTTCCGGCTCGCCACGAAAGCGCGTTATGTCGCGTTGCCAGGCCAACAGTTCAAGGATGGTCAGGTGGCAAGTTTCAGCGTCCATTTGCAGCAACGGCCATTGCAGCCAGCCCTCAACCTTTGTCCACCAGGCATGCGCGGCGTCTTTGAGTTTTGACAGCTCGACGCCGCCGAGCCAGAACGGCAATTCAAGCTTGGGGATCAAGGATCACCTCCAAGCTACGAATGCGCGGGATGTTCAGCACCGAGAGGATGTCGGTGTTGGCAAAGTCCAAAGACTCGATGTGCGGAAACTGCTCGTGCAGTTCCTCGCCCAGGCGGGAGAACGAGAAGCGCGCCTGCGGCAATGTCAGCGTGGGCTGGTAATCGCTGGCCGAGCTTTCACGGAAAGCGGCACGCACGAATTGGGCGACTTGATCCTGCAAGGTGGCGCGCTGCTGCTGGCTGAGATTGCTACGCGGCCAGACGCTCAGCGTGATGTCGTGCAGTGTCACCGGCATGACCATCACCAGCAGGTCATCACCGTGGCCATGGTTGCCTTCCTCACGGATAAAGCTGTTGATGGTGGCCAGATATTCGTCCGCCGGCACACCCGCTTCGAACAACACATAAGCGTTAGCGCTACCGGGGCCACGGGGCGCGCCATGCTCGAAAAACACGCCATCCGGATGCACGCCGGGAAAGCTGGTAATCATTGCCCGATAGACCGCATCGGTGTGGTACTGGTTGACCGCCGAGAACTGGTTACGGGTGCGCAGGCGCAATTGCTCGTTCGGTTCGCGATCATCACCGGGCTGGATCAACCAGCCGTCGACGTTCACCACCTGGATGATGCCCAGCACCGGTACCGGCAAGATTGCGTAGTAACCAGGCGCCAGATTAAAACCGCTGCCAGCTTCGACGGCCTTTACCGCAATGCTCAGCTGCAATTCACCATCGGCAAAGATTCCCGGCTGCGTGGTGCGCAGTTCGTAGACGTGGCCATTGATCGCGGCGGACTGTACGCGGGTGCCGATGTCCACCTGCAACGTGCCGGCGGCAGAGGCTCGGGTGAACAGCAGCACGCCCTCGGCAAACGTGGCTTTTTTGCGCTCGACGTTGACCGCCCAGGCGAGCATGTCCAGCCAGCCGTCCACGGCGGTTTTCACAAAAAAGTTAGGCAGCACGACGCCGGCGACAAATTCCAGCAGCCACATCACCGGCTTGGTGACCAAGGCGGTGATGACACGCCAGAACGGCGAATAGGCGCTGGTGTTGCTCAGCTTGCTACCTTGCTCGGCGACCTCCAGCTCCCACGCTGCTTTTAGCTCGGCCTCGGTCGTTGGAATGCCGGCGTCATGCAGGGCTTCTTTAAAATCTACGTCGCTCACACGGTCACCTTGATATCGCCAAATTTCACCGTGGTCGCGGTGACCAGGTATTTCCCAGGCTCAGCCGGATCCTGTTGTCGAATGCGCACCGTCCCCGGCACCAGACGCACGTCGGCTTCGGTCAACAGCTCCAGTTGCTGGATACAATCGCGCTGTCTGAGTCGGTCGCGCTCGGCTACCAGAATCAGCAGCAGGCCGCTGTCGCGGATCATGTGCGCGATGTCCTGGGCAATGCTGGCTCGGTCGTCCACCAACAACGGCTGGTTGGACGGATCCAGCACCAGGTCGTTGTCGGCGATCAGCAGATCGATGTAATCACTCATCCGGCCAGCTCCAGCAGCCCTTGCAGGTCGTGGGCGGTCATCGGTTTGGTGGTGTTGTATTCAAATTTTTCGATGTGCGGCCCCTTGTTCTGGGTGCTGCTGTTTTGGATGTTGGTCAGCAGTCCGCCCGGTGGCACTGCTGAAGCGCGATTAGGCGACAGCGAAGGGATGGCCGCGTTGATGGTCTGTTGGGCTTTCTGCGCGGCGCTGGCCTGCTCGATGGCGCTCATGCTGACTTCGCCGCCTGGCACCTTGGGCAATGCCGGCAAGTCCGCAAAACTGGTGTCGATTTCAACACCGGGAATCAGGTTCAACAGGTCGATAATGGCGCCCAGCGCCTTGCCTAGCAGGTTGAACGGTGACAGTTGGGCAAAGATCAGTAGAAGACTGTCCCAGCCCTTTGACACTTGGCCTGTGATGCCAAGCAATCCGCCCAGCCAGCCGAGAAATTGCGCTCCGATCGCCACCAGTTGCGTGACGGCGCGCCAGGTGAATTGCAGCACCGCCCAGAAGATTTTTATCAGCAGCACCACCGGCGTGATGAACACCAGCAGCGCCTGAAACCACGCGGTTTCCCCAAAGGCGGCTTTGAGTTTGTCCCACCAGAAGATGGCCGCACCCACGGCGACCACCAGGGCGATCAGGCCCAGGGCGATCAGCACAATGGGGCTGGCCAGAATCGACAGTACCGAGAACAGCCCGACCACTACGGTCAGCAATGAGGCGGCGGCAATCAGGCCCAGCACGCCGAGGGTGATGTAGCCCAGCCAGCGGCCCAGATTCGGGAACAGATCGATCCAGCGCTGAAAGATTGCGGTGCCATCGGCGAGGCGATCCAGCAACGGATTCAGCACCGGCAGCAGCAGTTGCCCAAAGCCAATGCGCAGGGCGGTGACGGCGCTGCCCACGCGCTGCCACGGATCAACCATGGCCATGGCCATCTTGTTGGCCTTTTCCATGCCCTTGACCTTGCCCAGTTGATCCATGCTGTTAGCCAGGCCGGCGGTGTCATTCATCAAAAGCTTAATCAGGCCCACAGCCTCATCAGAGCCGAACGCCTTTTTCAGCACGTCGGAGTCGGCCACGGTGAGCGTGTCGCCGAACTTCACTTTGAGTTTGTCGAGGATGTCCAGCATGGGCAGCAGCCGGCCTTGGCTGTCGGTGAATTTCAGGCCGAGCTGGGTCTGGGCATTGCCCACACCCGATAGAAACGCCTTGTACTTGGTGCCGGCTTCGCCGCCGCTCATGGTGGCCTGCAGCGTGCCGAGAATGGCCACCTGTTCGGCCAACCCGACACCGGCGGCGGTGGCATTGGCACCGACACCGGTAAACGCGGCGCTCATCTGCGCGCCGGTGGTCTTGAACATCTGTACCGCCAATGCGGTCGTGCCAGCGAGCTGTTCAACCCATTCAGCCTTGCCCATGGCGTCGGCTTGAGTTTTGAAAATGCCGTACATGGTGCCGACGTAGTTGGTGATGGTCGCGGCGTCGGCTTTGGTCGCCTTGGCCAGCACGTTGGAGGCGTTGGTGAATGCAGCAAGCTGGGTGCCGGTGAGCCCGGCAATGGCGCTTTGAATGTCGTAGGCCGACTTCACAAAGGCCGTGGCGTTTTCACCGTAGGCCACGCTAAAGCGCAATGACTTCTTGTTGAGCAAATCCAGCGCATCACCGGCCACGCCCAGACTTTTCACTTCGCCCAGGGCGCGCTGTTGTTCCAGTGCCGGCGCCATGGCTTGCTGCAAGGCGTAGCCAACACCGACGACACCGGCCAGCCCTGCGCCCATTTGCTGAATGCCGCGCTGGCCACGCTGACCCAGATCCGCGAAGCGGCTGGTGATGTTGCCCAGTGGCTGGCTGACCCGGTCAACCAGGCGCAGCACAAAATCCAGTTTGCTGGTGACCGATGTCATGTTCTAAACCTGTGCGTCATGAACCTTTGAGGGCGATGGCAATGCCATTGGCGACCGCCATTTCCATGCGTTTCCAGTGTTCGTCTTCCAACCACTTGGCGGTGCCCAGGTTGTCTGCCGTAGGTTCACAACCGGGAAGCCAGCGCTCGGCCAAAGCCATCAACTGGCCGAGGCCGTCGTCGCTCAGTCGGTCGGCGCGTTCGAGGGCTTTTTTACGACGATTTCAACGTCCGGCGCGTATTCCTCCAACAGCGTGCCGGCCAGTTGCATGGTGGTCACCGGGTTGAGCAAATACGGGCGCAAAGTGGCCAGGTGTTTTTGCTTGACGGTGTTGGTCAACAGGTTGTTGGACGGCGCCACTTTGTTGTTGGGCGTGACGGCGTTGAAGTATTTGGTCACGTCCTGCGGGGTCAGGTTGAAGGTGATATCGGTTTCACCCAGGGTCAGGATAATTTCGCGTTGTTCAGTGCTGCTCATGGTTTTGATCCTTTAAATGGGCTTGATTGAAAGTCAGTAAGGCGTGACGGTGCGCGCTGGCAAATCGCGACGTACTGCTGCAGGCCGAGAATCATTTGTCGGCTTTTGGCGAGTTGATCGCGGAGGGCGAAATAATCCGGTCGAGCGTCTGCTGAGAGTTCGGCGGCGCCTGCATCAACCACGCGGGCGGTGGTGGCGGTGGCCGGCACAGATCCGGTGGCGGGACAGGTGGCTTTGACGAACAGCCGCTGACGGCCATCGTCAACAGCACGGCGCAGGCGCTGGTTTTCATCGAGTGCATGGTTCAATTCCGTGGTGTTGCGTTGATCGATGGCGTCCCGCTCGGCGAGCATTTCACCGGTGATGCGGGCTGCTTCGCGCAGGCCTGCAACTTCGTTTCGCAAGGGGCGCAGTTCATTCACTGCGTCGTCCCGTTGATCCACTACCCGGATAAACCAGTACAGCGGCACCAGGGCGCCGATCAGCATGGCGATCAGGGCCATCCGGAACGGTGAAAGACTCATTTCAGGCACAGCCCCATCTCGTCCAGGCGGCGGTAATGCAGCCCAGGCACGTATTGTTTTTGGCCCTTGGCATTGGTGACATACGCCCAGACCGGCGTTTTGCCGTCAGCAGCCCATGCCAGCGCCTTGCAGCCCTCGGCGATGTGTCCAGCGTTGATAAGGCCGACCGCCCGACTGGCGCAGGTGCTGGGCACGCCGACGTTGTGGCCGTGACTGCTCAGGGCATCAAAGGTGTTCTGGCTCACGTCTTCATTGGTGATGCAGTCGGCCAGGCTTAATTGGCCTTTGCTGATAACCAACTGCTCGACTTCGGCGCACCGCTGCGGTGACCAGTAGTCACCGATCACCACGGGAAAAGGGCTGGTGTGACGGGTGATGCCCAGGCAGACGGTGGGCAAGTCGCCCGCCAGTTTGTCGGCGTACACCACGTTTTCGCCGGTGCCTTCCCACTTGCCCAGGATCGCGACCAGTCCGGCGCTGACCAGGGCAAGTGAGCCGGTGGCAATCCTGTTGCGCAGGCTCATGGGAACCACACGCGCAGCAGAACCGGTGCCGCCAATTGCAGCGCAACACCCACAAAAGTGAGAATTGCGACCAGGCGCGTGACCTTCGAACCGATGACGTTTATCGCGGCGGTCAGCGCTCGCTGCCCCTTGTTCAGCTCGGCCAATTCACCGGTGAAATATTCAAAGCCTTGTTCCAGTCGGCTGACGCGGGAAGGAACAGTTTCGTGCCGGTTCTCCAGCTCGCTCAGTCGGTGTTCGACGACGGCGATTTTTGATTCCATCGATCCAATGCGAGGGGTTTGTCTATTCATCGACGACTACTCATTTCGAAGGCCGACTGGCACTGAAAGCAACGTGAGATGCCCCCCAGCGCTTGCCGGTCAGCGGGGATTTCTTCCTCGCAATCGAGGCAGTGAGTAAGGCTCGGCCCGGTCGGACGGGCTTTGAGCAATTGCGCCTTGATCGCGTCGCTACGCTCGCGCTGCTCCAGTGCCTGGGCGCGGTCTAACCAGTCCGCCATCAGCTCAGCCCCTCGATTTCAGTGGCGTCGAGGTACGGCACGCCGTTGATGCGGATAAAGTCGGGACTGGTCACGTCGAACGGCACTTTGTGCGTGGACTTGCTTCCGCCCTTCGGATCGATGTCCAGCAGGCTGGCAATCTTGACCTTGCAGCCGAACGCTTCCACGCGCAGTTCATCGGTCGCGGTCTTGGCGAAAAACAGGGTGTCGAACGGTTCCAGCCGGCGAAACGAACCGGCGCGGCTGGCCGCTTCAATCAGCAGGTTAAAGTTCGAACTGTCGAGTTCAAACTCGCCGCTTGCCGCTACATCACCATCGACGTGACCGTCCGGAACTCCTTTGATCTGGGCCACGGCGCTGTTGTCGGTGATGTCGAGGGTGGCCTTTTCGATGTGGATCTGCAGGTCGCCCATCGTGACGTCAAAGTTCATTCCACTAATGCGAGCCATGGCTATTTCTCATCCTCTAGAGACAGATCCAGCGCGATGTTGGCGGTCAGATCCTTGGGGCAGTTGTAAGGGCGCAATTTGAGGTAGGCCTCGATCTGCGTGCGGGTCTTCCAGACCAGGACGATGTCGTCGTCCTTCGGCGGCTGGATGTCGCCGGGAAATTGCATGCCAGCAAAGGTCACCGAGCGCGACATTTCACGCAGGGGGCGCATCAGCTTTAACTTCGTGCTGGCCATGCTGTTGGGCGTGCTGTTGACGGTACGGTCAGCGACCAGGCGAATCAGCAGGATCCGGATCCGGCGAGCGGCCTTGTCGGTGATGCGCAGGTTTTCCACCACAAGGAAGTCGCTGCCGGGGGCGTCCAGCATGTTGGCGTCCCCCCAGAACACACCCGGATAGTCCGGATAGGTCTGCGGCACCGACAGGCGCGCCTTGTCCAATTCGGTCAGGATCGCCGACGACAGCGGTAAGCCCTCCGCGTCTACGGGGGCAGCCCCCAAGCCGATCAGTGGCCCGGTGGCTACGCGCATCGGGCTATCCGCCACGCTGACCTCGGCAGTTGCCAGCCGACCGGCCAGCACGCCCAGGTTGTTGCCATGCAATTGAGGCACGACCAGCACGCGGGGCGCGGCGAGCGCATCAGTCAAATCGCGTTGTTCAATCAGGTACGCGGCCCAGTCCAGTTCGGCGGTGATACCTTCGCTGGCGGCCATCACAAACACTCGGCGCCCGTAACGGTTGTCCAACTCGACCGCCGCCGCGTGCATGGCTTCCAGTTCTGCCGGCGTTGCGACGGGTTTGGTAATCACCACGGCCTCGACGGCCACGTTTTCACATTGAGCCATATCCAGCGCGTCAGCCCAGGCACCGTCCAGACCTTGCGGTGCGGCCATGCAGGCCCAGCGGTCACCGCCGTTGGCACGGGCGGCAATGATCTGAGTTTTGAGGTCGGAATCGGCGGCGCCCAACTCGATGTCCAGATCGCTGTCGGTGTTCAACGCGATTAGTTTTCCGGTGTTTTTGGTCGCCTGTCCGATGAACAGAAAATAGCGCTCGATCTCCGTCACCGGGCCTTGCCCAAGGTTCTGGTTTCTGACGCTGACTTTGCCTTGTGCCATGGGTGGCCTCGTTATCGTGGAGCGTTAAGGGTTTGCTGCAGGACGGTGTGTAAAACGTCGCGCACGTCTTGAGCCTCTGCGCCCAGCACAGAGCGGGCGGGCAGATCGATCTGCCAGCTACTTTTGGTTTTCGTGTCTTCCAGCTTTCTCAGAATCAACCCGGCCTGACCGTGGCTGAGGTTGGAAACGATCCAACTGAGGGGCGGGCGCTTCCAGCGCTTGTTCACGCGGATCTGGTAGCCGGCCTTGATCAATGCCTTGGCTTGGGCGCGAGAAGCGGCTCCCGCGTAGTCCGGGGTTTTGCCCAGACGGCGCAGACGTGCCGCTGTCATGGTTTCGCGCATGCCGTCCTGGTGTTCGCGGGCAATGCGTGAGGCGAAGCCGTTTTTCCAGCCCAGCACAGCCTCTTCCGAGGACAACCTGGTCACGCGCAGATCCTTGGCCAGGCCGCGCATCATTTTGGTTTTCTTGCCACCTTGGCGAGGCGCGTACGCCGTGCCGTCGAGGTTGCGCTGCTGACGCATGCGCTTGCGGTTTTTGGTGCGCAGACGCTTGGCGGTGGTGTTTAGCAGGCGCCGACGCTTCGATGCCGGCAACGCCAAAAGCTGCAGGTTTTCCTGTGCGCTGGCGAGACCGCGAATGTCAAAACTAAGGGGCTGGGCGGTCATCGATCACGGCCCCCTGTTCAGCGATCCACAGATCGAACGGCACCAGATCCCAGCGCTTGCCAAAGGCTTCAAACTCGCCGGTGTCAGACTCGGCCAAGTATTGCGGCTCGATAAATTCCAGCTGCAATTCAACGTTTGCCAAATCCGGATCTATTTGATCGACCTCGAAAACCGGCGGCGCGAGGTTGTCGTCTTCGCGGCCCGGATCGTTGGATTCCAGCCAGCAGCCGATCAGCGCCATCAGGCGTGCCGGGTTATCGGCGTAACGCTCCAGGCTAATCACGGCGCGATAGCGCATGTCAGCCATGTGCAAGCCTTTCACCGTAGGCTTCCAGTACAGCGGCAACGTGACCTGCTCGGCCCAGCTATCAAGCTGTTCAGCCAGCACCAGGCGGCGCTCGATCAGAAAGGTGGTCAAGGCTCTGAGCTTTTCCATCAGATCAGCTGCGCCGTGATACGGCCTCGGCCTTGGATCAGGCGCACGGCCTGCTGGCTCAAGGTCAGAAAGCGCTCTTCGGTGTCGGGTGATTCCTTGGCGAGGTTCTGCGCCGAATCGCGGCGAACGACCGTGGCGAACTGGCCCAGCGCAAACGCCTTGGCGCGGCAATAAACAGCACGTTTGTAGCTGCGTGTCATGGCGGCAACGTTGCGAACAATCAGTGGGTCTGCGGTGGTCAGGCTGTTAACGCCTTTGGCCTGCCAACAGGCTTTCCGCTGCTCAAGATCGACGTTGACCTCGTCCATCGCCTGGCTGATTCCGTCCACGACCAACTCGACCAGGTACTCCGCCGGCAACCGATAGCCGCGCTGGAATTCAGCCACATTCAAGTCAGGCCAGAAGCCGTCGTTGGTGACCGGCTGCTCGATCAGGTGGGTGGGTTTGCCGGAAAAGCTCATGGCTGGTCGCTCGCACACGTTTAAAAATAGGGCGGGGAAACGGTTTCAGGTTGTGAACGTTCATTACGAACGAATAGCCATCACCGTTCCCCGCTGGGGGGGGAAGTCTTTACGGGTTAATTGGTGTTGCTCGCTTCGGCTTCCGCTCGGACTTGTGCTTCGGCGTAGGCTTCGATTTCAGCTCGGGCTAACGCTTCGGCTTCTTCTTCGGCTTCTTCCTTGCGCAATGCCTTGCTGGCTTCTTTCATTCGGGTGTTTACGCCGATTTCCGGATACAGCTCAGCGGCGCGATAAAAGTGGCGGCAAGCCGTGTCCCAATGCTCGGATTCCATGGCGAGAATGCCGAGCAGCTTGTGGTAGCGAGCGGGGATTTTTTCGAACAACTCCCATTCACCATCGACGCGGGGCAACAGTTGCGACAGGTACGGCTCAGGGCTGCGCCCGGCTTTGTGTTCACCCTCGGCCCACTCGACCATGGCGTCCCCGACGAAGGTCGGAATGTCGCGCCGGAATCGCTCGGGCATGGATTGCTTTTGCGCCATGGCGAAGTCGGCCAGTTCCAGCGCCTGTTCGAATTGCTCTGTGTCGAACAGCCAGACCATGACCTGCATCATCAAAGGGTTGGAATGGTTCAGACCCGACTCGCGGTAGCGCTGGACATACCCCAGGTACTTGGGCAGCAGTTCGTCACGTTTGAGGCGTTGCTTGGCCTCATGTGAATTCAGATCCGACAACCTGGCGCAGTCGTCAGCTAGGGATGCGGTCATCAGTGCCAGATGTTTTTGTGCATTGGCGGGCCCCGCCAGCGCACTGCCGTGGGTGTAGGTTTCCGCTACGCCGGCGCGGGCAGTAACGCCTTGCGCCAGGGTGCGTTTCTTGTGGTCAAGGGCGAGGCTCATGGCGCAGGCTCTACAGGCACTGCATCACCCACAAACTCGACGTTGTCCGCTTCAATAGCCGCGAATTTGCCGAGCTGTTCAACCACATAACCCTCGTTCCGGCTGTTGTAATCCTCGGTGCGCGAGCGTTTAGGATTTTCCAGCAGGTAACGGCGCCACGAAGTGTCTTGGAAGTAGATCGACAGGTTGTCGAACGACGTGACCACGATGCCTTTGGATGGAAAGTGTGGGCAGGTGTACGACGGCAGACCGCCGTAGGTCGCAACCACCTGGGCCAGCTCGGTTCGCTCTTTCTCGGTCGGGGTGTGACCTTGGGCGGCGTACAGTTTGCCTTTATCCTGGGCCAGCAGGTCGCGGCCAATGATCGCGATCAGGTCGCCGCCGTCGCGAAACTCCTCGTCGATCAGCAGGGACACGTCGAACACCAGCGCGTCGAGGTTGGCGTAATCGCCCAAGCCACCGATCTGGATCTTTCCGGCAACCTTGCCCTCGGTGAGGATCTGTTGCGGTGCCTGGTCGCGAACGATCTGGAGCCAGCCTTTGTTCACGTCCTGCAACAACGGATAGGAGTCGCGGTCGGTGTCGGCAGCGGCATGGGTGCCATGCCAGCCGATCATGATGCGATCCAGCCCCATTTGACGCAGCACCGCCGCCGCATAACGCTTGGCAAAGTCCTTGAACTTGGCCCAGGCATCAATCGTGGCAAATTTCAGCGTGACATCGCTGTGCGTTTCAAACAGTTCGTAGTCTTTGCCGTCAAGGCCCAGTGCGCTGCGTGGCTCACGGTCGTTTTTGTCAGTGTCGGTACGCCCGGTGACCGTACCGTTGACGCCCATCATGACCTTCTGGCCTTTGATTTCGGTCACGCCGATGACGTTGATGCGTTGCAAAAAGCTGGAGCTGAGGGTGATTTTATCGTTCAGCGTCTGGGCCAGCGACGGCTCTACGGCGAACTCTTCGCGGGCGGTGGTGACGCCGTAGGTCTTGGCAATTTTGTCTTGCAGCGAGTGGTAAATCTGGCGCGCTTTGGCGCTGAGTTTACTCATTAGTAAACCTCCTCTTCGGCATCGCCAGCACCGGTCACAGGCGGCACGGTTTTACCCTTGCCCTGATTCACCGCCGTATTGAAGTTCTCGGTCAGCTTGTCCAGGGAGCCTTTCAGCTCGTTGAACTGTTCCGCAGAGATGGCCGGGACTGATTCGGTTTTCGTCGGTTTTTCCGACGCGGCCGGCTTTTCAGTCTCAGTTTTTACCGGAGGCTTTTGTGCTGCAAAGGTGGTCGCGCTGGCTTCGAGGCTGGTCGCCAGGGTGCCGAGTTTTTCCACGGCCGCAGTGAAGGCCGCAGCGGTTTTGGGATCCATAGATGTGGTCTCAGGTTCGGGGAGGGGAAGGTCTGCGGGGGCAGTTGGTACGAGGGCGTTAAACAGGCGAGTGAAAAAGGACCGCGCTGATTCATCCGGGGCTTCGGTCGGGATCAGGTCGTCCAGGGGCTCAAGGGAACCGAAGTGGTTGCCGTGCTTGGCACGGTGTGAGAAATGCAACGCTTCGGTGCCAATGCTGGCCGGCTCATCCGTAACCGCGAGACCTCCAAGGTACGCTTTGCCGGTACCCGCAAAATCGGGTTCGATTTCGATGCTGCCGAAAAGCTTCTGCGCCTCTTTGTTCAATTGCAGCAGCTTGTCGTTGGGTTTCAGCTTGGCGAACAGCGTCACCTTGCCACTGGCGACATCCTCGGCTTTCACTTCGGCCACGGTGCCAAAATTGCCCATGTAGCGGATGTGTTCAAACCAGATAACCGCCGTGTAAAACTCGGGGTCGTAGGACTCGGCCATGTCGCGCAGATCCTGCGCATCGATGGTGCGACCGTCTTTGGTTTTTCCGCTGGTGGCGACACGCTTCCAATCTGTAACAAGGGTGCGGGGCATGGGGTGATTCGCTCGGGGGGCAGGTGCAATTGCTGCCCACGATAGGCACCTGAAAGCGCCCGAACAATCGGCGCAAATCCTTGTTATTCCTATATTTACTCGATAGGTGAAACACGAAATTAATGCGCGGGTTTATGGGTCTTTCGCTGCATAGACTGCGATCCATGCCCTACTTGCCCGAAGTCAAAGACGCCGCTAAACGCCTGTATTTACGCCGCTACAAGCCGCGAGAAATTCAGGCGCAACTCAACCTGCCCAATCCCCGGATCGTCTATTACTGGATCGCCAAGGGCGGCTGGGATGATCTGCTGACGGACGAAGAACCGTTGTCGGCCATCAGTCGGCGAATCACCCTGATATTGGAAAAGAAAGAGGCGCTGGCCAAAGAGGATTTAAATGAACTCGACCGCCTCATTCAAGCCAAGGGGCGATTGCAGCAGCAGGCCAACGAACTCAGCACGCCGACGCTAAACGCGCCACCAGAAGGCGCCCAGCCCGACCAGCGCCGTGACCGCAATAACGACCGCCGAAACCGCGATCCGGACAGCCGTAAAAAAGAAAAAAAGAAAACCGTAAAGAATGATATCGGCCACCTGACCGAAGTTGATTTTGTCGAGAAATTCACCAGCAAGCTTTTCGGTTATCAGAAAGAACTGTTTGCAGCCAAACAAAACCCGCTGACTCGACGCACTCGCAACATCCTCAAATGCCGGCAAGCGGGGTTGACCTACTACTTCGCCGGCGAAGCGTTCATGGATGCGGTGCTGACCGGTGACAACCAGATGTTCCTGTCAGCCAGTCGGGCGCAGTCGGAAATTTTCCGCAACTACATCATCAAGTTTGCCCGCGAGTGGTTCGATATTGAGCTGACCGGCAACCCGATCATGTTGAGCAATGGCGCGGAACTGCGCTTTCTGAGCAACAACAGCAGCACCGCCCAAGGGCCCAGCGGGCATGTCTATATCGACGAATATTTCTGGATTCGTGACTTCGACAAACTGAAGACATTGGCCAGTGCGATGGCCACGCATCACAAGTGGCGCAGAACCTATTTTTCGACCCCCTCGGCAGTCAGTCACCAGGCGTATCCGTTTTGGACGGGCGACACGTTCAAACGGGGCAAACACAAAAAAGCGAGCATGCCGTTCCCTAGCGAGGCAGAACTCACTCAGGGCGTGCTGTGTCCGGACGGGCAGTGGCGCAAGACCATCACCATTCATGACGCCATTGCTGGTGGCTGCAACCTCTTCGACCTGCAAGAGTTAAAGCTTGAGAACTCCGACGATCAGTTCGATCAGTTGTATCTGTGCAAATTCATTGACAGCACTCAGAGCGCTTTCAGCCTGGCGGATCTGGAACGGTGCTATTCAGACCTGTCGCTGTGGACGGATTACGACTCCGACCCGAAAGCCACCAGACCATTCGGTAACGCTCCGGTGTGGGTGGGTTACGACCCGAGCCGAACTCGCGACGATGCGTCATGCGTGGTGGTGGCTCCGCCGCTGGAAAAGGGCGGCAAGTTCCGCATTCTGGAAAAGTATTCCTGGCGCGGTCAGTCGTTCACCTTCCAGGCTGCCCAGATCAAAAAAATTTGCGAGCGCTTCAACGTCCAGCATATCGGCATCGATATCACCGGCATTGGTTACGGGGTCATCGATCTTGTGCGTGACTTCTTCCCGCGTGTTACGCCGATTCACTACAGCCTCGAAACCAAAAACCTGTTGGTACTCAAGGCGCAGGACACCATCCAGGCGCGCCGAATCGAATGGGACGCTGGCTGGAATGACATTGCGTCGGCCTTCCTGACGATCAAGCGCGGCGCCACCGGTAGCGGCCAGATCACTTACAGCGCCTCACGTACTGACGCCACCGGCCATGCCGATATCGCCTGGGCGGTGATGCACGCCCTGCACAACGAACCCCTCAATATCAACAAACGACGGAAAAGCCGTTGGTCAACAGTAGAAGGCAGCCATGCGCGATCCCAAGCAAGCAGCACCCAACAAACGCAAAGTGCAGGCGTTCAGCTTCGGCGATCCCGAATCGGTTCTGGCCAACAACATCAGCGATTACCTGGGCGTATTCACCAGCGACGACGGACGCATCTACACGCCGCCGGTGTCACGCAAGGGACTGGCCAAAATGCTGCGCGCCAACGCGCACCACGGCACCATTCCAAAGTTCAAGCGCAACCTCTTGCTGCGTGACTTTATCGCCTCGCCTGGGGTTAGCGCGCAGACCCTGAGATGCGCGGCATTGGATTTCATGGTGTTTGGCGAGGCGTATTTTCAGCGCATGTATAACGTGATTGGCCAGGTGCTGGAGTTACAGCACCTGCCGGCCATCAACATGCGCCGCAAGGTGGGGGGCGGCTTTGCGTTGCTGTTGGCTAACGGGCAGCAGTTGCACTTCGAAGAAGACCAGGTTGAACACGTCATGGACTACGACGTGGAACAGAACATTTATGGCGTTCCGGACTACTTGGGCGGGATGCACGCGCTGTTGCTCAATGAGTCGGCGACGTTGTTCCGTCGTCGCTACTACAACAACGGCGCACACGCGGGCTTCATTTTTTACACCAATGATGCCGACCTGACTGAAGAGGACGAAAAAAAGCTGAAGGCGCAAATCGCCGGGAGTAAAGGCGTTGGCAATTTCCAATCGATGTTCGTCAACATTCCAGGTGGCAGCGAGAAGGCCATTCAGATTATTCCGATTGGGGATATCGCGACCAAGGATGAATTCGAGCGGGTGAAGAACATCACCCGAAATGACGTGATTGCAGCCTGGCGAATGAACCCGGCCCTTGCCGGTGTGATGCCTGAGAACGCGGCAGGCTTTGGCGATATCGAAAAGATTGACCGGGTTTACACGAACAACGAGATTCGACCTATCAGCCAACTGTTTCTGCAGGTGAATGAAGTACTACGAAGAGATCGACGGATAGCGTTTCGGGATTCGCAAGTAGGGTAGGTTGGTTGCGTTTGTGTCAAAATAGAAACCGTATGAGTACTTCTGGGGCGAAGGCTACGGTGAAAATTTCATGTCAGGAATGCAATGGGAAAGCGCGTATTGGTTCGCGGGATGAATTGTCTCTGAAATTCTCCAAGCTCTACTGCCAATGCCTGGACGTGAATTGCGGGCATACATTTGTGATGAATTTGACGTTTTCACATTCTCTCAGGCCGGGAGGCGGAGCCATCGATCAATTGCTGTTCGATAGACTCCGCAAACTGCCTAAAGCTGACCGGCGGCAGCTAATGGATCAACTCGACTTTCTACCGGATTGATTCAAAACGTCCTGCAGGATTGCAGCGGTATCATTTAGGCGTTGCTCTACCATATTGCAAATCAACTTTCGACCTAGCTCGACTGGCTCATCTGAGCTGGACTCCCCCAAATAAGCCATGATTAGTGCCAAGTCTTGATTGGCGTCCAATGCCTCGCTTACTAATGAGAATATTTCGTTCATTTGCAGATACTCCTTTATTCTGATGGTATTGCTAATTTCCCGCGCTTTATTCAACTAAAGGCATTTATGAACCAAGTGATAAGTGGGAGCGCCACCAGATCTATGAGTACAGCGCCACAAAGAGGAACTATGATAAATGCCTTGTGGGAGAAAGTTTTATAGTGGTCGCAAACCGCACCCATGTTTGCCACTGCGTTCGGCGTTGCGCCTAGGCCATGCCCCATAAATCCCGCGCAAAGTACGGCTGCGTCGTAGTTTTTGCCGAAGGCGCGAAATAGTACGAATACACACAGCAATATCATGATTGCTACCTGAACAACGAGAATCACCAAAAGTGGTAAGCCAAGTTTTTCGAGTTCCCAAAACTTCAAGCTCATCATTGCCATTGTTAGGAAAATTCCCAGCGTGACGTCACCTATCGTGCTGACCGAGCTGTCGGGCAGCGACACGAACTTGATACGATCATTCGTATTTCGAAATACAATCGCAACGAACATGGCGCCTACATAGCTTGGGAGGACAATTCCCAAATGTTCCTTGAGCGAATCTCCAAGCCAAAATCCCAGAACCATTACTAATACAATGCAAGTGAGCAAGCGTAGCAAGGTCGCGCTATCGAGTACCGCTATCGGTTGCTTTGCCTCCCCGGCTAGGGATTTCAGGTCATTGCTCTGATCCGATTGTATGACGAGCTTATTCCGGTCGATCAGCCAGCGGGCCAGTGGGCTACCCAGTAATCCGCCAGCGATCATTCCAAAAGTGGCCGCTGAAAGTGCTGCGGTTGTCGCCCCCACTGCGCCAAGGTTTTCGGCAATTGGGCCAAAAGCCGCAGCAGCACCAAATCCCCCCTCAAGGGATACAGCCCCAGCCATGACTCCCAACAGCGAATTAATACCCAGCACTTTAGCTAGGCTGACGCCAACGACGTTCTGAATCAAACCCAAGGCCCAGCACGCGCCTAAGTAAATGAAGAGAGTCTTCCCACCTTTTCGCAATAGACCAAGACTTCCGCCAAGTCCGATTGTTGTGAAGAACGCAACCATTAGTGGACTCTGAAGACTTGTATCGAATTTGATGGTGAGTAGTTGTTGGCTTTGTAAAAACCACGCGATTAATGCAAAGCCAAATCCGCCAATAACGGGGGCGGGTACGCAGAGTTGGCGCAGCCAGTGACTATGCTTTTTCATTTGAGAGCCTGCGCCGAGTAACAGTAGTGCAAGGGCAAGCGTGCTTAACGCGTTAAGTTCGAGAGTTGGCATTTTTGTTTTCTCATTGGAATGTGGTGCGTTGAAAAAATTGCACAATGCAGCGTCAACCTGGCCAGGTCTTTTATAATTTCAAAGTTTTATTCGAGTTGTGCGCTAACTCGCATTGCAGATTCGCGTGCTTGTCGAATGAGGCGTTCACCAAAAAGCTCAGCCCGGGAAACTGGAGCCATTAGACTGATTGCACCGTGTAACTTGTTGCGACTATCCAGTAGGGGAGCGCTTATCCCCCAGATTCCATCATCTATTACGCTTTGGCTAATGGAAAATCCGGCCTCTCGAATTTCGGCAAAACCAATTAAGTAATCCTCAATGTTTCGCTCCCCGACGTTGTGTTCTTCCAGTACGGATCGACTTAGGGCCGGATCCATATAGGCAAGCATCACTCGGGCTGAAGCCCCGAACAGTAGCGGTTGTGCTAATCCTTTTTGATAACAGCAACGCAATGGTTGGGGGCTGTCGTAAAGCTCGACGCAAATTGCTTGGCCATTGCTCGGCACCATGAGCGCAACACTTTCTTTGCTTAATTCGGCCAAACGCTTCAGTTCAGGCCTTGCCAGCGTCAGGAGGGCAGCCTCGCGATCAAATTTTTTCGCCAATTGAATTGAGGCAGGCCCTGGTAGATAGCGACTATTGCCGTTCTCTTCTGCGAGCCCCCAACGCAATAACGTCTTGATGTGTCGGTATGTGCTGCTTAATGGCTGTGCTAAGCGCTCAGACAATTCCTTTGCAGAGATCGCGTCCTCTGATTGCCCGAGAGAAACGAGAATTTGAAGCAGACGATCTGTTGGCGTTTTGTAATTCATTGTGGCCTCCGTGTCTTATCCACATGTTGCACCGGGTTTCTCCTGAGAGAAAATCAGATTCCCACTGAGCGGGAATGCCTGACATAAAGAGCGACAGATGGATGTGAGTCGGGTTTGTTACTCAAATCTGCTGAAAGAGCGTTGCGGTGAATATCGGAGTCCACTCGCAACGAACTTCAAATACCCCCAGATCGCGGCCTTCTACGTTCTCAATGTGAACAACAGTGATCGGGGTGGGGCGATCTTCTGGATGGTCGCGCCAATGTGCAGCGGCTGCGATCTCCGCCAGCTCTTCCGCTGTACGGTCGTATACGTAGAGCGTTGGAAGGCTCAGGCGTCCTGGCAGCATATTTGCGACATAGCGAATTTCCATGGTGTGTTCCTCCGTTTTCGTTTTTTAGGCTTGGCGCACCAGGTGCAGGATAAAGTCCGATGGAATACCCGAATAAATCCCCTTGCTTCTCAGATCCATGACGGCGCGTATCTGAAATTGAGTGCAGTCGTCGGCCAGGAAATGCTTGTCGCCAGCGATGGCCCGTTCAGCTATCTGGTTAAGAAAGTAGGGTGTTGTCCAACGATCCCCGACAATGATTGGCGCCTCAATTCCTTGCTCTTTCAGTTCGGTCTGGATTTCGCGCAATTTCTCAGTGCCGTGGGCGGTGATGATCTGTAATTGCATGGTTGTCTTTCCTTCTGCGGGTTGAGTGTTTAAGCGGAAAAATCAAAAAGGGGCGTGTACCCCTTTACATGGCGGAACATCCGGAACAGAAAGGCGCAGATTCCCGCTAGCCCACGGAATACGTGGCTTTCAGGGGGCAGGCTGTTTTGACTCCGTAGCCGGAACACAGCGGAACAAGTTTTTTGGCGGAATCGCTGTAAGCCTTGATCTACAAGGGTTTGCGTGGTGTTGGCTAAATTCGGCTTGCCGGAACACATTTGGAACAGCATTTGAAAAGTTGTTCCGGTGCGTTCCACTGTGTTCCGGTCTGGTGTGATTGAGTGATGCTTGTTATCTATCTGTTTCTTATAGATATATTTCTTATAATTATTAATGTTCTGGATGTTCCAGCAGTTCAATGGCAACCCACAGATTTGGTCTAAACCACGGGTTTCGTCCCCTACACGAGTTTTTACCCCCACGACGTTAATCACGATTTGTCCCCTTTCCGGAACACCCAGCAGTTCAGCGAGCGCTTCTCAATGACCGACCGGACTTTGCGAGTACCAAGGAAGCTGTGGGTGCTGCTGAGAGGTAGTGCTCGATGCAGTTGGGTAGCGTGAATGACTTCTTGGCCAGCAAGGCGGCAGGCGTTGTGGAAGTGTTCGATGTTGATCGCGATCTGACATTTGTCAGCGCTGTGGTTGAGCGTTTCGTGAAAGTCGTCACGACTTCCTGTGCTGTCGGTGTGCGTTACCACCCGCTCGTTTAGGTAGTGATAGATCTGCCAGAAACGCGCCGCCGTTGGGTTCTCAGTGCTTACGCGTTGTTGCCGATCGATGGCGCGTGATTCGATGTGCTTTAGAACCTGTTCGAGCGCATCGTCGCTCCAGTCCGGGAACAGCGCCTGAGTCGCTTTGGCGGCCGCCATCATTTGGGCGTGACACAGCACGATCCGTTGATGCTGGATCACCGTGTGCGCCTGCAGACGTTGTTCGTATTGTGGGAATGCTTCGAAGTAACGGGTCAGCCAAGCTGATTCCTGTCCGATGCAATGGCCGAGGTAACCGGATAGCTGTTCGACCGGTATTGCATTGAGCCCGACAGCCAGCACCTTCAAAGCGGGCGTGTGGTGTGCCCTGGTCGCGTGGTAGTGACTGATGCGGGTCAGGATCGCCTCTGAGCCGTCAACCGTCGCATTCTGGGCAATGCAGAGCGCTGCGAGGAAAAGGAGACTGTCCGTGTCGTTGCTTGAGGACTTCACCCCGACCGTGCGAAGTGTGGCGTTATGGTCAAACAGCGCTTTCCACTTTTCCCAGTTGTATTGGGTGATTACCGCCCGACCCTGGGCATCGACGTTTTGACTGTCGGATTCAATCAACACCACAGGCAGGTTGCTGACTTGCGACAGTGCGCGAACGAGGCCGATGGCACTGGCGCCCTGGTCGCTCGGCTTGATGCCTTCGAAGTTGGAGCGCCCGACCAGACGCCACAGGAAGCGCAGCAAACTGGATTTACCTGCACCGGCGTCACCGGTCAGTTCTAGGAATGGCCACGACTCTTGCTGGGTGCGGATCTGCTGTACAAACATAGTGGCCGTCCACCAGGACAATGCCGCCAGTCCGTTCATTTGGTGCACGGCGACGAAGTCAGAAAACCAGCTCGGATCGAAGGCCGCACCACGGGCGATTTGCAGGCTATTGAGTGAGGTTTTCAGGCCAGTTTTACCAATCTCCAAATAGCCATGGTCGTTGGCCAGGTATTCGCGCCCGTTGTGATAACCAAACTTTTGAAAGCAATACGCCTTGCTTACAGCGTCGTAGCCAACGAAGGGTAATGAGCGGACGGTCAGGACATTGGCTAGCCACTTCTTGCGCAGCATGGACAACACTTTTTCGCCGCCTTCGAAGTTACCGCCCGGTGTGCGCTCCAGTAGCGATTTGGCAAAGCTGCGGGGGTCACCAATCGAATTAGGCGCCAAAGGCTCCTTGCAGTTTTGCGCCTCGTTGGGGAAGTTGAATTGAAAAAAGAACTGCTGGTCACCGCTGAGCGCATCGCGCTGGATGTATTCGAAGTGCGGTACACAGTTGGCTACCTGGACGATGTCGCAGTGTTTTTCAAAGATGGCCTGGTTGCCGTTTACCGTCTCGCCATCCAACGCCTCGTTTAGATCGGTGATTTTGACCTTCGCCGAGTAGAGCTGGTTTTGAAAGTCGAGAAGGAAGAAACCGTGCTGCCGTTTCAGGTAGAGCAAATAAGCCTTATGCAGAGGGCTTGTGGCGACAAATAACCGACCTTGATAGCAAGCCTCTTGCAGGAATTCGTCATCCAGTTGGCCATCGCGGAACACGTCGTCCCAATCGCGATCTGCACCGGCTAACGCCACCCATGCTTTTTCTTTCATGGCGTGCAATTGCTTGCGATATTTCGGAATGACGGCATGGCCCGCTTTGTCGTCATCAAGGCCAATGATCCAGCGGATTTTTTTTCCTTTGTTTGCCTCGATTACTTCCCAAGGAAAGTTGCTGGCCGATATTGAAGCAATGGCCTTGTAGCCAGCGAGGAAGAAGGCGATAGCGTGGAATATTCCCTCGACCACGTAAACGTCGTCGCCTTCCTCGATGGTCATCCCCGGTGGCGTCCAGCCTTTACCCTGATAATCCGTTCCGTATTTGATTTGGGCTTTCTTGCCCTTGTTCAGCGCGACCGCTGTTGAATCGATCAAGCGATCCCAGTGTCCGTTGCATAGAGGAAAGCGAACGGTGTCCGCCCAGGTGTCGTCTTGCAGCTTGCGCTTGCCTTGGGTGTAACACCCCGACAGCTTGCTGATATCAAAACCGCGGTTGCGTTGCAGATATGCATCTGCCGTCGCGTTCGGGTTTTCCTCCGTTTGCGGGAATCGCTCGCTCAGGTTTTCGAACAGGTGGCTGTAACGTTCGCGGGTTTTTCCCTCAAATTGGCATTCATTCAGGCGATTGCATTTGAGAACAAATGGCTTGTCTGTACTGACAAATAATTCTCGCTGGCCGCAGTTTGGGCAAACGCCCTGCTGCATGTATTTCGCAGTGATTTTTTTGAAGTCCAGATCCCTGTCGTTCTCCAAAGCATCGACAACGTCCTGGAGATAGATCTCGTCGAAGTCAGACTGTTTGAGGGGCGCACGCTTAGCCATCAGCGCGCTCCCGACTCTTTACTTAGCGGGGCTTCTACTCGACTGGCCTGCTCCGCTGAAAACTTTGTCATGGCAACCATGTTGACGAGTACTGCCTCCTTGCCGGCCTTTTCAAGGATGAGAATTCGGCCCTGACGGATGAACGCTCGGACAGTGCTTTCAGCCAATCCTGTTCTGCGGGCGTACTCGGCTACGGTCACGTAAGGAGTGTCGATCTCGATATTCATTTGGTAAGCTCCTGTAGTCATATGGCTATATATGTAGCCATATGTATTCTTCAGGTATACATATGTGTATGTCAAGGGGCAGGAATGGAACTCAGCGAAAAACTCAAGCTGATGCGGACGCGAGAGCGTCTAACTCAGCGTCAAATGGCAGATGAAGTAGGTGTGTACCTGGGAAGCTACAAGAACTATGAGTTAGGGCTGCGCAAAGAAATGAGCTCGTTGGCGCTCCTAAAAATTACGAACCATCCCCGGTTTACTAAGTACACGCTGTGGTTGATGTGTGATGAGTTTCCGGTGGCTTGTGAGCAAGTGAGCCCGGTCTGACGCATGTCAATCAAGAAGCTTGCTGACGGCAGATACGAAGTTGATTGTCGTCCGAATGGGCGGAGTGGCGTTCGCATACGCCGAATTTTCCGTACCAAAAATGAAGCCCTGTATTACCAGAACCGTGTGATGGGAGAGGGGGCAATTGGCTCGTTTGAGAAGGCGCCAAGAAATGATCCGCGAAGTCTTCTGGATCTTGCCGAACGTTGGTATGTGATACATGGCCAAACGCTCAAAACCGGCGAGCAGCGTCTGGCATTACTGCGGAATATGATTGAACGAATGGGCAACCCAAAGGCCACGGTATTCAATGCCACCGACTTTGCCCAATACCGTGCCGACCGCGCAGAAGGGAAGCATTCGCGAAAAACGCCAGGGCGAGGATTTACGAAAGACGGCGAGGGCCCAAAACCGATCAGCGCCAACATGCTCAACCATGAACTCTCTTATCTGCGGGCTGTGTTCAATGAGCTTGAGCGTTTGGGTGAATGGGAGCTGGGTAACCCGTTAGTCCATGTCCGTAAGCTCAAATTCGATGAAGCGGAAATGGTCTATCTGTTGCCCGAGCAGATCTCGTTGCTACTGGCGGATCTTTCCACAAGGGATTCCGATGCGGCGTTAATTTCCGAAGTCTGTCTGGCGACCGGTGCGCGTTGGGGAGAAGCGGAGGGTTTGTTACCCCGGCAAGTTCGCAATGGCCTTATCAGTTACAGCAGAACGAAGTCCAGCAAGAATCGTACGGTGCCTATTTCCGACGAGCTGGAAGAAAAGCTGAAAGTAAGGCTCCCGTTCACGCCCGCCTATAACACCTTTAAACGTTCAGTTGAGGCGGTTGGTTTGGAGTTGCCAGAAGGGCAAATGACGCACGTATTGCGCCACACCTTCGCAAGCCATTACATGATGAGCGGTGGGGACATCCTGACGCTGCAGCGGGTGTTGGGACATGCAACGTTAGCAATGACACAGAAATATGCCCACTTTAGCCCTGGGCACATGGCGGAAGTCACCGCGTTAAATCCGATTGCAGCGCTGAAAGCCAGAGCACAATGCGCTGAAAGTACCGCCCATTATGCGGTTGAGCATGTGGTCGATTTGGTCTGATTTTGCCGCGAGGATTTTGGACTGTGGACGATTTGTGGACGCTCTGAAGTTTTTCAACCCTGCTGAGTTTATTTTCAGCTACGCCAGAAACGACGAAAGCCGCGCAATGCGCGGCTTTGAGTATGGTGGGCCCACACGGACTTGAACCGTGGACCAAAGGATTATGAGTCCTCTGCTCTAACCAACTGAGCTATAGGCCCTCAGTAGGCCGCGGATTATAGCGATGGTTTCTCGGCTGTGCTATCCGAAAAATCCGATACCGTTACACGCAGAAACGTTGCGGCGAATTCTTCCGGCGGCAGCGGCAGGCTGACGATGTAGCCCTGGATCTGTTCGCAGCCCTCGGCGGCGAGGAATTGTTGCTGCGCCTGGGTTTCCACGCCCTCGGCGATGACGGTGAATTGCATGCTTCGCCCCAGTGCGATGATGGCGCGCACAATCGCCGCGTCGTGGGGGTCGTCGGGCAGTCCGCGGACAAAGGACTGGTCGATTTTGAGGATGTCCAGTGGCAGGCGTTTGAGGTAGCTGAGCGAGGAATATCCGGTGCCGAAGTCGTCGATCGCCAGTTGCACGCCGAGGTGTTTGAGTTGGTGCAGCACGGCCAGCGCCTCTTCGGCCTGACTCATGATGAAATTCTCGGTAATTTCCAGTTGCAGTAAATCCGGCATCAGGCCGTTTTCGTTGAGCAGTTGCTCGATGCGCCCGAGCAGGTTCGGCTGGCGCAGTTGCGCGCCGGCAAGGTTGACCGATAACGGGCCGAGGCTGTCGTAGACCTGATTCCACTCGAACATCTGCCGGCACGCGGTCTCCAGCACCCAGTCGCCGATCTGCAGAATCATGCCGTTCTCTTCGGCCAACGGAATGAAGTGCTCCGGCGGCACATCGCCAAAGGTCGGGTGGCGCCAGCGAATCAACGCTTCGGCACCGACCAGACGATGGTCGTCGAGGCTGATTTTTGGCTGGTAGTAGAGGTGCAATTCATTGCGCTCGATGGCCCGGCGCAGTTCGTGTTCCAGCGCGATACGCTCGCTGGCCTGCGCGGTGAGGTCGCGGGTGTAGCTTTCGACGCGGTTGCGGCCCTTGGCTTTGGAGCGGTACATCGCCGCGTCGGCGTTTTTTACCAGTGTGGCGACGTCGCAGCCGTCGCGCGGATAGAGGCTGGTGCCGATGCTGGCGCTGATGAAGAACTCATGTTCGCCAGCCTGAAACGGCGCGCCGAAGCAGTTGAGCAGTTTGGTGGCGATGTTGTCCGCGTCGCTGGCCTGTTGCAGGCCGGGCAGCAGGATGATGAATTCATCACCGCCCAACCGTGCCACGGTGTCGATATCGCGCAGTTGCTCTTTGAGGCGCACGGCGATGCCCTTGAGCAGCAGGTCGCCGACCGGGTGGCCGAGGCTGTCGTTGATGTGTTTGAAACGGTCAAGATCGAGGAACAGCACGGCGCCCTGACCGCCGTTTTCCTGTTGCGTGGTCAGCGCAGTGAGCAGACGACTTTCGAACAGCGTGCGATTTGGCAGGCCGGTGAGCGGGTCGTGGTGCGCCTGATAATCGAGTTTCGCCTGCGCGTGTTTGAGACTGGAGATGTCGGCAAACACAGCGACAAAGTGCGTGATGAATTTGTCGCGGTTGCGCACGGCGCTGATGGTCAGCCAGCTCGGGTAGAGCTCGCCGTTTTTACGCCGGTTGGAGATCTCGCCTTGCCAGTGACCTTCGTCGGTCAACTGGTGCCACATCGCCGCATAAAACGCGCTGTCGTGCAGACCGGAGGCGAGCAGGCGCGGGGTGTGGCCAAGGGCTTCGCTTTCGCTGTAACCGGTGATTTCCGTGAAGGCGCGGTTGACTGCGCTGATGTGCTGCTGCGTATCGGTGATCAATACGCCTTCGGCGGTGCTCTCGAACACGGTCGCAGCCTGTTGCAGTTTTTCCTGCATCAGATGACGTTCAGTAATGTCGCGGGCGATGGTCAGCATGCAATCTTCGTCACCGATCGGCAGTGGTCGGCTGGACACTTCGCACAGACGAATCTGACCATCGCTGCGGCGGATATGGCAGGTGAAATCACGCACAAAGCCGTCGCGGTGCAGCAGGTCGAGCATCTGTTTGCGCTCGTTGAGATTGACCCAGATCCCCAGATCCAGCGCCGAACGATCAACCGACATCGCGCTGTTGAATCCGGTGATGCGGCTGAACCCTTCGTTGACCTCCAGCAGCAGGCCATCGCTCTGCCGCGACAACAACAATCCGTCCGGCGAGGCGTGGAAAGCCTTGGCGAATTTCTCTTCGGAGGTTTGCAATTGCTGCTGGGTTTCTTTGAGCTGGGTAATGTCGCGCACCACGACCACCAGCGCCGGCGTGGTGTCGAGGTCGAACGGCTCGGCGGAAATCAGGCCGGTGAACACTTGGCCGTTGTTGCGGCGGAAGGGCATTTCCAGGTTGCGGATGCTGCCGGCCTGCAAACGCTGGAGCAAACCGGGGCCAACACCGGGAATACCCCAGATATTCAGATCCGTGGCGGTCTGGCCGATGACTTCTTCGGCCTTGAGTCCAATCTGTTCCTCGAAGGCTTCGTTGACCTCCAGCAAACAGCCGTCGGACAGTCGTGCAATCACCAGAATGTCCGGGCATTGCTGGAAGACCGAGGCGAATTTCTGCTCGGACAGACGCAACGCCTCTTCTGTGCGCTTGGTTTCGCTGATATCAATCATCAGCCCGCGCATCACCGGTTCATGGCCGTGTTCGATCAGGCTGACGATGTCGCGCACCCACAGGCAGCGGCCATCGGCGGTAATCACTCGGTAATCGAGGCTGTGATCGCGTCCGGCCAGCACCTCGTGATCACAAAAACTCTGGGCGCGAGTGAGGTCGGCCGGATGAATGATGTTGCGCCAGAACCCCGGAATCAGCCAATGCGACAGTGGATAACCGAGCAAGTCTTCGGCGTGCGGCGACACATAGCTGTAGGTGAAGTCGCTCATGCGCGCTTCCCAAGCGATCGCCGACAAACTCTCGACCAGCCCACGGTAGTGATATTCGCTGCTGCGCAGCTCCTGTTCGAGGTCGATGCGCCGGGCGATTTCCGAGCTGAGGCGGCGGTTGATGCGGATCACCACGGCCAGCACGATCATCAGCAATAACAGGCCGGGCAAGCCGTAAACCAGCAGGTCTGACCAGAATGTCCGGTGATCGAGGACGTTGCCGACCCAGTGTTCCTGAATGGCGCTGATTTCGGCGGGGCTCATGTCGGCGAGGACTTTGTCGAGAATCCCCACCAGCACTTTGTTTTCGCGCGGCACGCCCATCGCCAGTTGATATCGATACGGGGTTTCGCCGCTGACGTAGAGGCCGTCGAGTTTGAGCTGACGCAGGCTCCAGACGCTGGAGGCGAGATCGCCCACCACGGCGTCAACTTCGTCGGTCGCCAGCGCCTGCAACGCCGAACTGACGTTGGGCATGGCCACCAGATTCAGATCCGGGTGGTGGGTGCGCAGAAGTTCGTGCGGCGCATAGTTTTCCACCACGGCGATTTTTAATCCGTACAGATCATCGAGTTTACGCGGTTGCGCGCCGCCGACGTGGGCGAGGATGACAATCGGGAAGTCGAGGTAGGGCCGGGTGAATGACAGATAGTTCTGCCGTTCCGGAGTGGACATGATCCCCGGCAGCAGATCGATCTTGCCGGTTTTGACCTGATCCAGCACTTCCGTCCAACTGATGGGCTCAATCGGCGTGAGTTTGATCGCCAGACGCTGGCGAATCACGTCGATGTAATCAGCCGCCAAGCCCTGATAACGGCTCTGGTCGTCACGAAACTCAAACGGTGGCCACGATGCATCGACACCCAGGCGCAAGTCCGGGTGAGCCGCCAGCCAGCCACGTTCTTCATCGGTCAGAGTCAGCGCGTTAGCCGTTGCGGTCCAAATCATCAGTGACAGCACGAAAAGCACGGGCGCCAGTCTGGGCATAACGCTCTCGTTATGGCTCGGGGGTGATTGTTTCGAGTGTAGACGCGGACTGCAGCGGGGAGGGTGGTGCGAGGAATTTAATCTGCCTAAAAACAAAACCCCCGGCCTGGGCCGGGGGTTCTGGTATCACTCGTCGAGGAAGGAGCGCAGATGCTCGCTTCGCGTCGGGTGGCGCAGCTTGCGCAGCGCCTTGGCTTCGATCTGACGGATCCGCTCACGCGTTACGTCAAACTGTTTGCCCACTACTTCGAGTGTGTGGTCGGTGTTCATGTCGATACC